CACAGGATACGTTGTAACTGTTGGCGGTGGGGGAGCAGGTTCTACCGGGGGTACTGCGGGCAGTGGCGGAACTTCTTCATTTGGTTCTTTGGTGACGGCCACTGGCGGTGCTGCGGCATTAAACACTTTAGCTCCGGGCGGCGCTTCTGGTGCGGGTAGTACAACGGGTACGAGATTGGGAAACCCGCCCTATCCGTATTCCGCATATTCGTATGGTGGTGCTTTAAAGGGTGCTAACGGTAATAATGTTTGCGTTGGTACTTCGGGAGCTGGCGGCGCGGGAATGAGTGGTGGTGGCGCTGGTGCAGACGCTACTGGTTCTGGTGTAAATATTGGTGGTGCCGCTTTTGGTCCCGGTTCAAACGGAGGTAACAGCAGCACTATTACTGCTGGAAACGGCGGTGGTACATCAGGTGGCGCAGGCTCTGTTGGTAGCTCAGGAAATTGGGGTGGCAATGGTGGCGGTGGGACTGGTGGCGTTATTGTATTTTGGTAAGGATTACAGATGAAAAAAGCACTTATTTCAACAATTGAACCCAGAGAAACAGGGTATCGTGTTGCGGAGGTGGCCTTAGAAGAATTTGAGGTTGCACCTGCTTTTATTTGGGTCGATTGTCAGGACGACATCGTTGCCGATATGTATTGGTACAACCCTGCTGATGGGACTTTTAATCTTTTCCCGGAAGAACCTTCAACCCTTGTTAAACAACCCACATCCACGGGCTCTCAAACATTCTGATGCAAATTCTTGTCCCAGCGCATTCCGTCACCTATGACGGCGCAACCATGAACGTGTATCACGCCCAAAAAGGCGAAGGGTTGCCACGTCATGAGCACGCTTACTCGCACCTGACTATGTGTCACGCGGGTAGCTGCGTTGTGCGTAAGGAGGGCAAAGAAATGGTGATGACTAAGATGACGCAGCCTGTCAACTTGACCGCAAATGAGTGGCACGAAATTGAGGCGCTGGAAGACGGCACAGTGTTTGTGAATATCTTTGCCGAAGGCAAGTACTGAATGTGGACCCTATCAGTCTGTTACTTATGGCTCAAAGTGCTGTCAGTGCTATCCGCACTGGGTGTCAATTTTTGGCCGAAGGTCGAGCACAAATTAGTGAATTCAAAGAGACCATCGAAGGTGGCGTAGCCAATGCTCAAGCAATTTATGGCCAAGTTACTGGCTTGTGGGATTGGGTTAAAGGGCTATTTAAATCATCTTCAGCAGTACTTCCAAGCGCTCCAGCGCCTAAGGTAGTACGAAAAACAAAAGAGCCCGAGCTCAGCTACGAAGAATATCAAGCACGCGCGGTTCATGACATCTGTGAGAATCTGAAAATTTACTTTGAGGCAATTCGCAAACTCAAAGCACACTGCCGGGAACTTGAAGAACAGTCTCTTACTACAGAGAAAGTTGCTGACAGTGCGATCGATCGAATTGAGTTGGAATGGCAAATGACCCAGTTGTCTACACAAGTGCGTGAGGCAATGACCTATACGCCAGAGTCGTTGGGTCTTCAAGCGTTGTACCGGAGATTCCTCGAAATGTATAATCAAATTTTGGAAGAGCAGGAGTTTGCTCGTGACGTCAAAGCAAAGAAAGAACGAGATACTAAATGGCAACGCGAGCTGCTCAAACACCACAGAATCGACAAGGCAATTACAGTAATAGCGGCTCTGATTCTAATTCTGTGGATGTGGGGTCTGTTGCTATCGCTAGGATGGCTCGTGAAGACGCCAGATGGTTTGCAGTCGCTGTTATTATTTTAAGTTTGGTTTTGTTTTTAGCGTTACCAATGGCAGTGCTAATGTACGTGGACAATGATAAGCGAATGTCAAAGGCAGAAGTTAGGATCGAACAAAAGATTAAAAAACTTGATGCATTGGAAAAACGGTTAAAAAAGGAACAGGACAATGAATGATTTACTCGGCCTTCTTAAGAATTTTGCGCCCACTCTCGCAACTGCTGTTGCTGGCCCTCTTGGCGGTGCTGCTGTCAGTGCCATTGCTAATCGTCTTGGCGTGGGAGATAGCGTTGCAGAGGTGGCTAAAGCCATTGCCGGAGACCCTGCCGCAGCTCAAAAACTAGCAGAGATGGAGCTGGAATACGCGCGAGTTGATGCCGCCGATCGTGCCGATGCACGTAAAGCAGAAGTTGCTATGGCGACCAGCGAAAGCGCCCCGTTCCTCAACAAAGCAATCACGCCGGTTCTCGCAATCATTATTGTAATTTCGTGGGGTTTTGTTCAATTCCATTTGTTGAATCATACGGTGCCAACAGATATGCGCGAGATTATTATTCGCGTTCTTGGAACATTGGACGGCGCGCTAATGTTGGTTTTGTCTTACTTCTTTGGTGCAAGCCACAAACATTGATATGCAACTTTCTGAACACTTTACCCTTGAAGAAGCAACGTATAGCGAGACCGCTATACGGATGCACCTTGACAACCAGCCTAGCACGCTGCAACTTGCGAATATGAAACTTGCTGCCGAACATTTGGAGGAAGTACGTAATGTCACAGGACCCCTACGGATTAATTCTTGGTTGCGTTTGCCTGATGTTAACGTTGCGGTTGGAGGGAGCAAAATCTCCAGTCACATGGATGGTTGGGCTATTGATTGCTCTTCTTCTAGCCATACACCTTATGAGCTTTGCCAACTGGTAAAGAAAGCCGGTATCAAATTTGATCAAATGATCCATGAATATGGGCGTTGGATGCACATATCTTTTGCGCCTGAAATGCGTCAGCAAGAGCTGACAATTTTTAAGCCCGAAGGCAAATATAAACCCGGCATTCTGACAGAAGCCCAATACCACGCTTGAAGGTAATCCATGGATATTCAAACCCTTATTAACACAGTGTTGCCTCTTATTTGCGTGGCAATGGGCTGGTTCTGTAAAGAACTTTGGAATGCAGTCCAAGGACTTAAAGACGATATGTCAGAAATCCGCACGCATTTAGCAGACAACTATGTACGCAAAGATGATTTTGCTTCTCGTTGGGAAGAGGTGTTAAAAGCCGTCCACCGCATAGAAGACAAGCTGGATCAATTGCGAGATTTAAGGGCCTAAATGGCCTTTTTTATGCATTAATAAACATAGGGATTGATCACCCTTTTCACATTTACCTTAAGGAAATACCATGGACGGATTCAAAACACTACCCAAAATGCAGCACTTCAAAGAAGGCGGCCAAGCTAAAACCGAATATTGCGGCGGTGGCCGCATGATGAAAAAAGAAGGCGGCGCAATCGATGCTAAGCAAGATAAAGCGCTTATCAAAAAAGCGTTTGCGCAACATGATCGTGCCGAGCACGACAAAGAGCCGACCGAAATCAAGCTGAAAAAGGGTGGCCGTTCCAAAAAAGAAGCCGGCACTGTGCGTAAGTTCAAAGTTGGTGGCTCAGTGTCTAACGTGTACGAAGCCAAGAAATCGGCTGGTGACTTGGACAACATCAAAAAAACCAAGGACATCAAACCCGGTAAAGCCGCAGCTGAATCTGCTGGCGAAAAGCGCCCCAATCTGCGCGGTTCGGACGTTGAGAAAGAAAAAAGTAAGCCCGCTGGTGAAATGGACTTCATTAAAAAAGTGCCCCCCACTGGCAACAAAAAGGCTGACGCAATGTCAGGCGCTAAAAAAGAGCCAAACAAGTACAAGACTGGTGGTGCAATAAAAAAGTTTGCTGAGGGCAGTGAAGTAACCGAAGGCGAAAACGCCAACATCGGGGACGACACTCGTGCACGCGCAATGCGTTGGGTTCAAGAACAAACAGACAAACGTGAATCTGAAAAAGAAAGTTCGAAATCAGAATCGCGTCCCAAAAAAGCAAGTGCAGATGACGAATCCGGCAAAAGTCGTGGCCGTCCCGCTGAGGGCGCACCCAAGAAATCCATGGGCGAAACTCGTAAACGTACTCGTGAAGAACTAATTGAGGCGATCCCCACAGGTGGTAAAAAAGGCGCAGGCCCAACCGCTGGCAACGGCAAATCTGTGGACAGCACTGAGCTGGGACGTAATTTCTCGGCCCTTGCAAACAGCACAGGCCCCGGCAAAATTGCTACGGGTTTGTCTTTGGCTGCACGCGAAGCTATGGCGGCAAACGCAGCACAAAAAGCGTATAACTCTCGCGCAGCGCTGCGTCGTGCGGAAGAGGGTTTGAATGCCGCTGAAGCGGCTAAAGCCGTTCGTAGTGGTCGCGAAGCCAAAACATTGAATCCTAATGCTTGGATGGCGGGCCCTAAAGGCATGAAAGAAAACTTTAAATCCGGCGGAAAAGCCTGCTAATATGCCTTACAAATCTAAAGACCAACAAGCCGCGATGTACGCCGCGGCAGCCGGCAAAAGCAACATCGGTATTCCCAAAAAAGTGGGTAAAGAGTTTGTGAAAGCTGGTCCAGCAAAAGAAAAACTTCCCCAAAAAGTAACGAAGCGGTCTTCTGGTCGCGGAAAGTAATATGGCTTACTCAAACACGACTGGCAATACGACAATTAACGTAGACCAGTTAATTTCATTTGCGTTTCGTGATGCGGGCAAGACCGCTGAGGAAATGACGCCTGAATTGGTCGGTGCGGCCAAGCAGGCGTTGTTTTATAATCTGCAAAACTTGTCCAACCTTGGTGTGAACCTCTGGTTGTTGGAAAACCAATTGTATGGTGCTACAACACAGCAACAGCAATTGGTTTTGCCAAAGACTACGATCGATGTGCGCGAAGCTAACTGGGTGTATGTGCAAAACATTCAGGCATCTGTTTATCTACCAACAGATAACACCACAGCGCCAAATGCCTTCAATCTTCAATCGCAATTAGAATCATTGGCGGTTTCTTTACCAAATAAAAATTGGATTGGTTTAGGGTATCAACAGCAACAAAGCGTTTACTACGTTGGTTGGAATTGCTACGCCCCAAACAACACCACGCAAACATATAATTTAGTATACGAATATAGTGATGATGGCATTAACTGGACTGTTAAACAAAAATTTCCAGCTATTACTATGGTCGACAAACAATGGCAATATTTTAATATTAGCACAACAGAGCCTCATTTGTTTTACCGTTTACGTGAAACCTTGGCTACAACGTTTTCAGTGCGCCAAATTGTATTTTCCACCAGCCAACAAGTTATTCCCTTGGCGCGTTTGAACCGCGATGATTATTGGAACCTACCCAATAAACAATTTCCTTCTGTGCGTTCATTGCAGTATTGGTTTGATCGTACTATTGAGCCATCAATGTATTTGTGGCCTGTGCCAAACAACAATTACCAAATGTTTCAGCTAGTTGTCGAAGTGCAAATGCAGGACGTGGGCTCGTTGACCAACCAGATCTATGTGCCCGATCGCTGGATCAATTGTGTGCAAAAGCAGCTGTCTCATTCTATGTCGTTGCAATTGCCCGGTGTGGAAATGCCACGCATTCAGTATCTGGAAGCACAAGCCGAAAAGGCATTTATGCAGGCCAGTGAAGAGGACAGGGACAAATCACCTATTTACTTTCAGCCGAATTTTAGTTATTATACGAGATAAGGTATTGAAATGAGCGTTGTTATGACTTTTGATAGTTTAGTAGCCAATATTATTGACTACATGGAGCGAGACGATGCGGATTTTCTCGCGGCTATTCCCGGCATGATTGCGCTGGCTGAATCTTCGATCGCTGCTGAATTGCGGTCTTACATTCAGCTCATCGTAGTCGAAACAAATCTGGCCCAAAACCAAGCTGTCCTGACCAAACCCGCGCGCTGGCGCAAGACGGTCAGCATGAAGGTGAACGGGCAACCC